CGTTCACCAAGCTCAACCGCAAGGGAGAAGAAGTCGCCGCACACCCTGCCGCCTGGCTGGTTAGCGCCGTCGAGGCCCGGGCCGAGTGGGACAGCATTCGTCATTTGATGGGTGTCTCCGACGCCCCAATCCTACGTCCCGACGGATCGATCTGGCAGACGCCCGGTTATGACGACCGGACCGGCGTCCTGTTCGAGCCGGCGACCGGCGCTTCGTTCCCGCCGGTGCATGACGAGGTCAACGTCGACGACGCCGACGCGGCCCTCACGACGCTTCTCGAAGTCGTCTTCGATTTCCCATTCGAGTCCGAAGAGCACAAGGCCGCGTGGCTGGCGGCGTTGCTCACGCCGCTGGCGCGGTTCGCCTTTACCGGCCCGTCGCCGCTCTTCCTGATCGACGCCAACATCCGGGGCGCCGGCAAGGGCCTACTCGCCCAGACCATCGGGCGCATCGCGCTCGGTCGGGAGATGCCGGTCAGCAGTTACGCCCACGACAGCGACGAAATGCGCAAGAAGCTCACCGCCATTGCCATCGCCGGCGACCGCTTGATTCTGTTCGACAACCTGGAAGGCATGTTCGGCAACGATTCGCTGGACCGTGCGCTGACCAGCACCCGCTGGAAGGATCGCATCCTCGGAAAGAGCGAGGAGGTCGAACTGCCGCTGATCCCGGCGTGGTACGCGACGGGCAACAACGTCCAGGTGGCCGCCGACACCATGCGGCGCGTCATCCACGTCCGCTTGGACTGCATGAGCGAATGCCCCGAGGAACGCTCGGGCTTCAAACACGAAAACCTGCTGACCTGGATCGATGCGAACCGAGGGCCACTGCTGGCAGCCGCCCTGACGATTCTCTCAGCGTTCCTCAAACGCGGGCACAAGTCGAAGGACCTCAAGCCGTTCGGCAGTTTTGAGGGTTGGTCGAGCGTCGTTCGAGAGTCCGTCGTGTGGGTCGGCCTGCCCGATCCATGCCTGACCCGCACGAAGCTCGCGGAGTCGGCGGACACTACCGGCGACGCGCTCGGACAACTCATCGCCGCCTGGCGGCAGTACGACTGGTCTGAGCGCGGCGTGGTCGTATCGGACATGCTGCGTGAACTGTACCCGTCGATCCACGGACCCCCATCGAGTGATGATGCGAGTGTCGCCATGCGTGCGGCTCTTGAAAACCTCGTGAACTGCCCACCCGGGAAGGTGCCGACTGCCCGGCAGGTTGGCAACAAGCTCCGGAAGTTCCGACGACGCGTCCTGGAGGGGCTATTCCTCGACATCGCGCCCGGTCGGAGCAATCAGGGCAAAGTTTGGCGGCTCTGTGGCACGGGAGGTCAGGCGTGATCGGTGTATGTGTGTATCTAGTGTATGTTTTTCAACCCCCTTCGCGCGCGAACTTCAAGGGAACAAAAAAATCATTCTGTATAGGGGCCGGAAAAGACGCACTACATGCACACATACACTGCTCACCGGACGGATACCAGACATTGACACGTCGGCATGGTTCCTTCCCGGCAGAGGAAGGCCGCCGAGGCCCGCGGGAACAGCGGCCAACCCAGACAGACGTTATTTCGCTGTCCGGTCCGGTTTTTGGCCTGGCGTTGCCCGCTGGGAGGCCGCGGGGGGCGACCCGTTGGCGGGTGGGCGAACGGACGCCCCTGGGGCGAACCGGACTACGACCATGTCGCCGCGTTGGCCCCAGGCGGCGTTTCTGGGCGTCTGGGGGCCAAGGGGCGCGGCGTAGCGCCCCGCCGGTCGTGTGGGTCGTGGCCTGCCTGCGTCGCGGTCGCGACGACCCAGGCCGCGGCAATGGAACAACGGACCTGTCGGTCGCGGGCGGACCGCCCGGCGGCGGACAGGCAACAGGGAGGTTGACATGAAGATCGAACTTCGGCCACTGGCCGAGATCAAGCCGTATGAGAAGAACCCTCGCATCAACGACGCGGCGGTCGATGCCGTGGCCGAGTCGATCGGGCGGTTCGGGTTCCGCCAGCCCATCGTGGTCGACGCCGACGGCGTCATCGTCTGTGGGCACACCCGGTGGAAGGCAGCGCAGAAGCTGGGCCTTTCCGAGGTACCGGTGCATGTGGCGACCGACCTGACGTCGGAGCAGATTCGCGCGTACCGCATCGCCGACAACAAGACCGCGGAGCTTGCCGAGTGGAACCTGGAGCTGCTGCCCATTGAACTCGGCGAGTTGAAGGACGCCGGCATCGACTGGTCGCTGCTGGGCTTCGACCAGGACGAGCTGGCCAAGCTGCTCGATCCCGGCGTGAAGCAGGGGCTGACTGATCCCGACGAGGTGCCCGAACCGCCGGACGAAGCGATCACGCGACCCGGCGACCTGTGGCTGCTTGGCGACCACCGGCTGCTGTGCGGCGATAGTGCGTCGATTGCCGACGTCGATGTCCTGATCGCCGTCGATCCTGCGAAGGCCGTCGAGCTAGCGGCTGGGTCCCAGATCAAACCGAAGCTGTTGCCGATTCATCTGGTCAACACCGATCCGCCTTACAACGTGAAGGTCGAGCCGCGCAGCAACAACGCTATCGCGGCGGGCCTCTCTTCCTTTGGCGAACCCGGCCTCATGCACCACCAGGGTTTCGACCTGGCGCGGCAGGGCGCAAAGAAGGCGACCAGCTCGAAGCTGCGCCCCAAGGACCGGCCGCTGGCCAACGACTTCGTCTCGGACGACGAGTTCGACAAGATGCTGCACGCCTGGTTCGGCAACATTGCCCGCGTGCTGATGTCCGGGCACATCGCCTACATCTGGGGCGGCTATGCCAACATCGGCAACTACCCGCCGGTGTTGAAGGCCTGCGAACTGTACTTCTCGCAGACGATCATTTGGGACAAGGAGCACCCGGTCCTGACGCGGAAGGACTTCATGGGCGCGCACGAATGGTGTTTCTATTGCTGGCGGGAGGGCGCTGCTCACCGGTTCTTCGGTCCCAACAATGCCACCGACCTGTGGCACGTCAAGAAGATCAACCCCAACGCGATGATCCATTTGACGGAAAAGCCCGTCGAACTGGCGGTGCGGGCGATTCAATATTCATCGCTCGCCGGCGAGAACGTGCTCGACCTGTTTGGGGGGAGCGGCTCGACGCTGATCGCAGCCGAGCAGACGGGGCGTCGCGCGTTCCTGATGGAACTCGATCCACTTTACAGCGATGTCATCGTCCAGAGGTGGGAGAAGTTCACAGGTCGGAAGGCGGAGCGCGTTCGCGCTGATGGACGGAACTCTCAGGCCGAAGAGGAAGCCCCGGTTGTCGCCGAGGCTTCAGAGGAGGGAATGTGATGTCAGCCGTTCTCGGCCGGCCGCTGGACCTCGAAGTCGCAGATCCACAGCTCACCGTCGTCGTGACGGTGCGCGTCCAGCCGGTCGCCGGCCGTCACCTCGATGCGGTAGAGCCACCCGTAGCTGTAGAACGCCCCGCTGATCACGCCGTCGCATTCCTCGACGAAGTGCTCGCTGCGGACGTGCACCACGGTTCCGTCCGGAAGCCGGGGTGGTTTGCGTGCGGATTTCGTCATGGCTCATTCCTCCTCGCCGTCGGGCCGCGCGTCGCACCTGTCTGCGTGCCACGCACAGGCAGACGCGGCCGGCCGGCTCTCGACGATGGTCAGTTGGAACTCCGCGCCGTCGTCGGTTTCGATGATCAGGCCTTTGTCCCTGGTCATCGTGCCGACGTCGTCGTACGTGGCGATCTGCCGGATGCCCTCGACGTGCTCGGCCAGTGCGCGGGCCGGATTGTCGCGATCCTCGCGGGCAAACAGCACCGTTTCGAGCAGGTCGCGGAGTTGGTCCTGGAGTTGCCGTGCGTTCATGGCCTACGCCTCCTTTCCAGTGAACGCGAACTGCCCGCGGTCGACCTTGCGGAACCGCGAGTCGCTGCCCTTGTCGCGTTCCTCGCGCGTCATTGCGGCGTACAACGTGGCGTGCGGCGTCTTGCCCGCGGGGCTGGTCCACAAGCCCTGCTCGGCCATCGCGGCAACCAGTTCCTGGGCCCGCATGGGCTTGCCGGCGCTCTTGAGCACCTGAGCGGCGGCGTCCAATGCGCTGACGCGTTTGGGCGTCTTCTCGCCGTCGGTCGCCTTGGTCTTTTTCGCCTTGGCGGCTCGTGCCTTCTCGAGCTTGGCGGCCTCCTCGAGCGTCAGCTCGCTGCGCGGGGCCTTGTCCTTGTCCCGGTCGTTGCGCTCGTCCGTCTTGGCGGTCTCCGCTGCCTCGCGGGCCGTCACCCTCGTCGTCTTCCCGGCCTCGCCTCGCAGCCGTTGGGCGCTTTTGATGCGGACCTTCTTCTTCGTCGTCAGGTTGGTCGCGTCCCACCCGCCGTGACGGCTCTCGCCGTCGATGCGGACCTGCACGAGCTTGTCGCTCACTTTGGCGACGTAGACGCCGCCCACCTTCACCTCGTTCTTCTTCATCGCATGTCTCCTGCACAAAGGTCCTGCCGCGTCGACCTGCCTGCGCAGGCAGGCGCGACGCGGCGTTATTCACGTTGGTCAGTTCGCGGCCGTCGTCTCGGCGTGGTGGCCGCGCTCGTAGGCCTCGATGGTCTTGGTATCCAGCATGAGGACCCACTTGCCATCGGGCATGATCGAGTACAGGTCGGCACCCGATTCGGCGCAGGTTCGCCAGGCCGCCTGGAACGCGGCGGTGAAGGTGCCGTAGACCCGGCGCTGGCCGGTGACGCGGTAGCCGCCGTCGACCTTCCGCGTCGCGATCCGCTTCGTTCGCTTCTGCGTTGTCGTCGTCATCATGTTCTCCTTCGCGTTCGGTACGCCCCTGCCTGCGCCCGCTCACGCCGGCGGGCGGGCAGGCCATGCGTACAACACCATGAAGCCGGATCGGGCGACGGACCTCAAGCTCATTCCGATGTGTTTTCTGAGAATTTTCGGGCTTCGGATTCGCTGCGGCCGGCACACGGACTGCCTGGGCCTGCCGGCGGGCTTCCCGGCCTTGGGCGGGAGGTCGCGTGATGTCAGGAGAAGTCCTTACGCCCGGCACGAAGCCGGCGCTGAACCCGACGGCGCTACCCATCGCCGACGCGGTGCGGTTGCTCAGCGCCGCCGCCGGCCAGCGCGTCACCGCCGAGCAGATCCGGGCAGACATCGACGCCGGCGCACCGGTCAACTCGGACGGAACGATCAATCTGGTCCACTACGCCGCATGGCTGGTGAAGGAGATGGCCAACCGTGGCGATTGACCCGCGCAAACTGCGACCGAGCGAGCTGTGCCGGCTGCTCAACAGTACGCCGATGGGGGAGGTCATCGGCGAGCGGCAGTTGCATCGGCATCGTACGCGCGCAGGGCTGCGGATCACCTCGACGGCCGACCCGCGCAACATCGACCTGCTGCGGTACGTTGCGTGGCTCGTTGCGGAGCGTCACAAGCCCAGGCCGGAACCCGAAGGTCTGACCGGCTACGATGCTCATCGAGAGCGCATGGCGCAGCGGAACCGCGAGCTGTCGCTGTCCGGGCGCGATATCGGCGAAATGCCGGCAGTTGTGAATGCCGAGCGGAAGGAACGGGCGAGCCGAGACTTCCGGTTCTTCTGCGAGCAGTACTTCCCGCAGACATTCCACCTGCCGTGGTCGCCGGATCACTTGAAGGTCGTGGCCAAGATCGAGCAGGCCGTGCTCGAAGGCGGCCTGTTTGCGATGGCCATGCCGCGCGGCAGCGGCAAGACGTCGATGTGCGAGACGGCGTGCCTTTGGGCGCTGCTCTACGGGCACCGCGAATTCGTAGCGCTGATCGGCTCCGACGAAGAACACGCCTCCAACATGCTCGAATCGATCAAGGCGGAGCTCGAGAACAACGAGCTGCTGCTCGAGGACTTCCCCGAAGTCGTCTTTCCGATCCAGGCGCTGGAAGGAATCCATCAGCGCGCCGGCGGCCAGCTATTCCAGGGCAAGCAGACCCACATCGGCTGGACGGCGCGGGAAATCGTGCTGCCGACCATTCCTGACTCCAAGGCGTCCGGTTCGATCATCCGCGTGGCCGGCATCACCGGTCGCATTCGCGGCATGAAGCACAAGCGCGTGGATGGCACGTCGGTTCGGCCGTCGCTGGTGTTGATCGACGATCCCCAGACGGACGAGTCGGCGCGCTCGCCATCGCAGTGCGCAACCCGTGAGCGTATCCTGGCCGGCGCGATCCTCGGCTTGGGCGGGCCCGGGCGCAAGATCGCGGGCTTGATGACGCTGACCGTCGTGCGACCCGCCGACCTGGCCGACCGCATCCTCGACCGCGACAAACACCCGCAGTGGCAGGGCGAACGCACGAAGATGGTGTATGCGTTCCCGACGAATGAGGCGTTGTGGGCACGGTACGCCGAGCTGTGGCGCGAAGGCATGCGGGCCGATCGCGGGATCACCGATGCGACGGAGTTCTATCGCGTCAACCGCGAAGCGATGGACGAGGGCGCGAACGTCGCCTGGCCCGAGCGCCACCATCCCGACGAGCTGTCCGCGATCCAGCACGCGGTGAATCTGAAACTGGATCGTGGCGAGGCGGCATTCTGGGCCGAGTATCAGAATGAGCCGCTCCCCGAGGAACATGCCGACGATGATATGCTCACTGCCGATCAGATCGCGGCCAAGGTCAACGGTCTGAAGCGCGGCGAGGTGCCGATCGGCTGCACGCACGCCACCATGTTCATCGACGTGCAGGGCAAGGCGCTGTTCTACTTGATCGCAGCCTGGGAGGATGACTTCACCGGCTATGTCATTGACTACGGCACCGAACCGGACCAGAAGGCCGCGTACTTCACGCTGCGGGACATCCGTCACACGCTCGCCAGCACCGCCGCGCGCGCCGGGCTGGAAGGTGCGATCTACGCCGGCCTCGAACGACTGACCGATGCGACGCTCGGCCGCGAATGGCGACGCGACGACGGGGCGATGGTGCGGGTCGACCGCTGCCTGATCGACGCGAACTGGGGCAGTTCGACGGACGTGGTCTATCAATTCAGCCGGCAATCGAAGTTTGCCAACGTGGTGATGCCGTCGCATGGGCGCTACGTCGGGGCGTCGTCGATTCCGTTCTCCGAATACAAGCGCAAGCGCGGCGACCGCGTCGGGTTGAACTGGCGCATCCCCGTGGTGACCGGCAAGCGCTCCGTCCGACACGCAGTTTTCGACACGAACTACTGGAAGTCGTTCGTCCACGCGCGGCTCGCGGTGCCGATGGGCGACCCCGGCTGCCTGTCACTCTTCGGCCGAAAGCCCGAGCAGCACCGGTTGCTGGCCGAACACCTGACCAGCGAATACCGCGTGAAGACCGAGGGACGCGGCCGCACCGTGGACGAATGGAAGCTGCGCGTGGACGGCCTCGACAACCACTGGCTCGACTGCCTCGTCGGCTGCGCCGCGGCCGCCTCTATCCAGGGCGCGGTCCTGTTCGGAACGGACTCCAAGCCGACGCCGCGCACGAGGATCAGGCTGTCCGAGCTACAGGGGGCGAGGCGATGAACCTCCAACCTTCAAAGCCCGTCGAGGAACCGGAAGATCAACGCGGCTTGCGCTGTCCAAAGTGCGGGTGCGAGCACTTCCGCGTCATCTACACCCGCCGCACCTGGGGCGGCAAGATCATGCGCAGCCGCGAGTGCAGGCACTGCGGGCGTCGCGTGATCACCTACGAGCGCGTCGCTTTCTGAGGTGTGGCGGGTCTCGATCGTGGTCTCCCCACGATGCGTGTTCCATATATGGAATAATCTGGGTTCCGCCGCCCGTTCGCGGTTGCATTCCGCGGCTGAGCGGCGTAAGTATCAGGTAGACAACCAGGCCGGGTCTTCCCGGAGGCGAGCGGTCGGCGGCTGATCACCGCGGGCTGCGTTCCAGGCAAATGACACGCCGTGCAGGGCTGCACTCCTGCGCGGCGTTTTTGTTTGGCCTCGCCTTTCGGAACGTCCGGCCGGTATGGCGGGATGGCGCAACGGGAGCGTGCCGGGCTCATGCCCCGGAGGTTGCAGGTTCGAGTCCTGCTCCCGCAATCCGGTGCCGGCCTGCGACAGTTGGGCCGGTGCCGCAGATGTAGATGAGTGTGAGGACACGATGGCCGAGGACCTCGAACAGAACATCCGCGATAACGCCGCCGGACCGAAGCGCGCCCAGGCCGACTCGGTCAGCGTCGAGCAGCACGACCTGAAGGACCAGATCGAGGCGGATCGGTATCTGTCGTCCAAGGAGGCGGCCAAGAAGGGCCTCGGCGTGCGGATGACGCGCGTCGTCCCGCCGGGAGCGACGTAGGCTGTAGACCGTAGGCTGTAGGCTGGAGCAAGGAAGACGGCTTCGTGATCAAACGGCTGCGAGAATGGATGCTCGGCAGGAGCCGCAACGCCGCGCGGAGTGGCTTTCGGTTTCTAGGCCTACGGCCTTCAGCCTACAGCCTACAGTCTCGCTACGACGCCGCGCAGACCACGCCCGACAACCGCCGGCACTGGGCGAACGCCGATCACCTGTCGGCCAACGCGGCCATCGGCGCGGACGTGCGGCGCATCCTGCGCAGCCGGGCCCGCTACGAGGTGGCCAACAACAGCTACGCCAAGGGGATCGTGCTGACGCTGGCCAACTACGTCGTCGGCACAGGCCCGCGGCTTCAGATGCTCTCCGATGATCCCCAGGCCAACCGCGTGATCGAGAGGGAATTCGCCCGCTGGGCCAAGGCGATCGGCCTGCCGCACAAGCTGCGCACCATGCGGATCGCCCAGTGCGAGTCTGGCGAGGTGTTCGCCTTGCTGGCGACGAACCCGCGCATCGATGCCCCGGTGCAACTCGACGTGCGGCCGATGGAAGCGGATCAGGTGGCCGACCCAGGCTATAGGCTTCAGGCTGTAGGCCGTAGCAGGATTACCGATCAACGCTTGCTCGAACAGCTTCGCGCCTACAGGCTACAGTCTACAGCCTACAGTCTTGTTGATGGCATCGCCTTCGATGAATTCGGCAACCCGGTCGCCTACTACGTGCTCCGCCAGCATCCGGGTGACAACACCGTACCCCGATCCGGCGGCATCGAGTTCGACGTGATGCCGGTCGAGTCGGTGATTCACCTGTTTCGCGCCGAGCGTCCGGGCCAGAGTCGGGGCATTCCGGAGATCACCCCAGCGCTGCCTCTGTTCGCCACGCTTCGTCGCTACACATTGGCTGTGCTTGGTGCCGCTGAACAAGCGGCGCTGCCAAGCGGCGTGATCTACACCGACGCGGCGGCGGACGCGGAGTCGAGCCAGGTCGAGCCGATGGACACGGTCGAGATGGACCGGGGCACGTGGAT